GGAGCACGGCCTCACGCTGCGCAACGGCATGGTGTCGGTCAACGCAGGGTGGGACCACGTTCCGCACCTGAGCGAGGAATCCAAGAAGCGGATGCTCGCCGAGACGTTGCCATACCTGATCGAGGCTCGGAGTCAGGGCATCCCGAGCATGGGCGCCGGCGCGATCTACCCGGTGGTCGAGTCGGAGATCAAGGTCAAGGATTTTGCCATTCCGGCGCACTGGAAGCGGGCGTACGCGCTGGACGTCGGCTGGAACCGCACGGCGGCGATATGGGGCGCGATGGACCCGGAGTCCGATTGCCTTTATCTATATGCAGAGCACTACCGCAGCCAAGCCGAGCCAGTGATCCACGCGACGGCGATCAAGGCTCGGGGTGAATGGATGCGCGGCGGGATCGACCCGGCGGCGAGGGGGCGCAGTCAAGACGACGGCAAGAACCTGCTGGACCAGTACAAGGCGCTCGGGCTTCACATTCAAACGGTGGACAACGCGATCGAGTCGGGCCTCTATGCGGTTTGGGGTCGCCTCTCGACCGGAAGATTGAAGGTCTGCGCCTCGCTTGGACATTACTTCACCGAGTACCGGTTGTATCGGCGCGACGAGAAGGGGCGGATCATCAAGGAGAACGACCACTTGATGGACTGCAAGCGCTACCTCGTTCTGAACTGGGATAAACTCGCATCCTACCCGGTGGCGAAGCGCGAGTTCGTGACGGCGGACGACCGACCGCTGGACCCGATGATTGGATATTGAAAGGGAATACATGAACAACGAGTGCAGTCGCATCACCGAGGGTGCCAAATTTCGGCAGAAGGCTCCCGCGAAGGCGGCAACGCGGAAGCGAAACGAGGCGGCACCTGGCAGGCATCGGCTTGTCATACCCAAGTAGTTGGATGATGTTTAGGAGATCCTTCCCGGAGATGGCTAAAGCCATCGAAGATATGCTTCGAGCAAACCCATGAGGGTATCAAGACACGATCGCCGGACATTGCCTAGCATGTTCGGATGATCGGACAATCTGCGAGCCAAGAGTACGCATCTGACGAAGACGGCCAAGAGGATAACCTCGAAGCCAAGCTCGCCGCGGTGGGTGCGTTCCTTGTTGGCGAACGCGATACCTTCATCCAGGACCGCGCTGCGTCTGGGGTAGAGACGCAGTGGCGTGAAGACCTGATCGCCTACCAAGGCAGGGATGCCGCCACGATCGGCGCCGACGAGATGATGGCGCGGATCAGCGTCCAGGGCGAGCGCGGTAGCCGCAGCCAAGACGACAGCATGGCGACTCGATCGAGGGTCGTGCCGAACATCACGCGCCCCAAGACCAATTCCGCTGAAGCGCGGCTGGCGGACATGCTGCTGCCGGTGGACGAGCGCAACTGGGGCATGAAGCCAACGCCGGTACCTGAAGTCGACGAGATGGCGCAGGACCGCAAGACAGGCGTGGTGCAACAGGGTCAGCCGGTCATGATGGATGGCGAGAACGGCCCGCGGCAGATGATGGTTGCGGATCGAGCCGCCGAGATCCTAGCCCAGGCCCGCAAAGCGGCTGGGGCGATGGAAAAAGAGATCGACGACCAGCATACGGAGTTCGACTACAACTCTGTTTGTCGTCTGGTCATGCATGACGCGTTCGTGCTTGGCACCGGCATCCTCAAAGGGCCGGTCGTCAGGGCGAAGACGCGCAAGGCATGGCGACCGGTTACCGACGGGCAGCGCACCGTCCACGTGCTTCAGATGACCGAAGAGAAGCGCCCGATATCCGAAGTGGTATCGCCGTGGGATTTCTTCCCTGACATGTCATGCGGGACGGACATTCAAAACTCAAGCGCGGTGTGGGAACGACAACGAATTACGGCACGCAAACTGCGTGATCTTGCCAAAGCCCCAGGGTACATCGCCGAGCACATTCGGGCGGCGATCGTTGAAGGCCCGAAGACTTCATACGTAGCGGCCGATCGAGACCGCGAGACTAACTTCTGGCAACCCCCCGAAGACCGGCAGTTCGAGCTCTGGGAGCGGCACGGCGATCTGGAGATGGATGTCTTCCAGATGTGCGGCTGCGACACGAGCGGCATGGACCCGCTGATGAGCATATCCGGTTGCGTTGTCCTGCTCAACGGACGCGTGATCAAAGCCTACATCAACCCGCTGGACACTGGCGACCTGATCTACGACGTGTTCGCGCTCGAGCCGGCGCAGAACCGGGTATTCGGGTACGGCGTGCCGTACATGCTCCGGCAGTGTGCGCAGCGCATGCTGACGGCGGCGGTGCGGCAGATCATGGACAACGGCGGGCTGACTGCAGGTCCGCAGATCGTGGCGAACCGCAAGACGATCATCCCGGCAAATGGGCGATGGGAAATCACTGGGCGAAAGCTCTGGTGGATGACCGAGGAAGGTCAAGCCGAGCATGCCTTCAAGACCTACGACATTCCGAGCAATATTGAGGAGTTCCTGAAGATCATCGATCTCGCACTGAAGTTCGCCGACGAAGAGATTGCCTTCCCGATGATCATGTCCGGAGAACGCGGGTCGGCGCCAGAGCAGGTCGGCTCAATGCAGATGCTCATGAATGCCGCGACCGTGGTCCTTCGCAGGCTGGTGAAACGCTACGACGACTACGTGACCAAACGGCACGTCCGCAGGTACTACGACTGGAACATGCAGTACAGCCCGAAGCAGGAGATCAAGGGCGACTACGAGGTTGATGCCCGCGGTTCGACTGCTTTGATGCAGCGCGACATCCAGAACCAGGCGCTCCAGAAGTGGCTTGCCGCGCTCTCAAACCCTGCGCTTGAGTGGTACTTCGACGCCGACAAACTGATCAAGAAGGCATTGCAGGCCGACTATATTACGCCCGATGACGTGATGCCCGATGACGCAGAACTTGCCAGGCGCAAAGACGCCAGGGCGAAGCAACAGCCGACGCCGAGCCCGGATGCGATAGTGCGTGCCGAGGCGGCATTGAAGTCCGCGCAGATGAGAGAACAGGGCGAGATGCAGCGTGCCGGCGCAGAGCTTCAGGATGCCGCGGCCGAGCGCGAGCACGAGATGATGATCGCGGCAATCGAGGGCGATATCGCGATGCGCGAGATGATGCAGTCCAAAGGGATCAACCTCGACAAGCTCAAGGCGAGCTTGGCAACCCAGGTGATGAAGATCCGCGCCGATCGAGAAGCCCAGGCACAAGGCGCAACCACACTGGCAGTAACTTGAGGAGCACGTAAATGGCAGTGGTCAATCCGACATTCCTGCGAGAAGGCGATCGCACGATCATCGTGACGTGGGCGGCTCTGGCCACGGGTGATACAGGAGCACCGGTAGGCGTCGATCTGCTCGATTTCGCCGATCGCTCCATACAATGGAGCGGAACCTTCGGCGGCGCTACGGCTACATGGCAGGGTTCCAACGACGGAACCAATTACTTGCCACTTACGGACGGGAACGGCACAGCGCTTGCGGTGACGGTCGTCGACCTCCAGCAGATTTACGAGGTCACACGATTGCAGCGCCCTTCCGTAGCGGGCGGGGCCGGCGTTGCCATCACCGCTACTATGTTTGCCAGGCGTTCCGTTTCCGGGAAGGGAGTGTAATGGCTAAGAAACCCGAACCTCAAGAAATCGTGTTGAACCCGGAACCTGTGTTCCCCGGTCTGCACGAAGCGGCCGATGGTGTTCGCGGTCTTGACAGGATGTTCAGAAGCGTGTCCAGGCTGGCCGAGTACGCTGGCGAAGTCGGCAAGTGGGAGAACGCCAAGGCCGAGGCTATCTCGCAGATGAAAGAGGCGCACTCTCGCAGAGCGACGCACGAAGCCGCAAGTGCCAGAGCGCAAGCCGATGTTCTCAGGGCCAACGAAGAGGCGCTGCGCCTGCTGGCGGAAGCGCGCGCTACGGGGCAGGCCGCCATCGAACGCGCGCAGGCCGATGCGCAACAGATGGCTGTGTCCACTAAAGCTGCGGCCGAGCAGTACAGGGCAAAAGAAGAACTTCGGCTTACCCATTCGGCGAAAAATGCCCAAGCGGAGCTTGATATTATCGCCGGAACCAGGGTATCCATTACCGAAGAGATTGCCGGTCTGACAAGGCATCGCGACGAACTGAAGAAAGAGCGCGATAAATTGCAAACCGCGATCGACCGACTGCGCCAAAGCATAGCCGGGGTCTAATCTAACAACCTCTGATCTTGTTACTTTTGGAGCTACCTAATGTTTCCCAACACGATCGCCAACGACATCCTCAAGTTGTACTTCAACGCGACGGCCATTGCCAATGTTGCGGACAATGCGGCCACCGCTCCGCTCACCAATCTATTTGCCGCATTGCATTCGGCATTCCCTGGGTACACCGGCAACCAGTCGACGAGTGAGGTTGCCTATACCGGATACGCGAGAGCGACCATCGCGCGCACCACGGGCGGGTTCACGGTTGCCACGAACGGAGTAGCGCTGGTCGCTACTGCAAGCCTCGGGCAATGCACAGCCGGCAGCGGGACGGCAATGTTCGCGACGATCGGCGAGGCCGTGAGCGGTGCCAGCAAGATTGGCGCGATGATGCCGCTAGGCTCAGTGCTTGGTCCTTTCACGGCAATCGATGCCGGAGATGTGATCACGATACCCGGTCTCACCGGTGTTGCCGTGAATGACAGGATTACGTTTCTCGCCCCGCACACTGGGATGACTTTGCCGACCGGCATGACTGAGGGAACGGTGTATTTCGTGCTTACCGTGGCGACCAACGACATTACCGTATCGACTACGCAGGGTGGCTCAACATTGAGCCTTACGTCCGCAGGTGACGGCCTCGCCTTCCGCGTCACGCCTATCGTGATCGGTGTAGGTACGACTCCGCAACTTGCGAGCGGGTCGAACTTTTTGGTGTTGCGATAGCTCCGGGACGATCACCGAAGGCAATCCGTAATGCTCTGGCTCAACCAACAACTCACCGCCTCCCGCTTCTGGTAGGGCGTTTCGGGAGATGTGACATGGCAATTACGCAAACGAGGCTCCATGCGTCACGGGTTGTCGATCAAATCCGGCAGAACCTAACAAACCTGCAAATCGCGATGCGTCGCAACGCAGAGACGCACAAAGCGATGGCACAGGCGCAGTCGCCATCTCTGTCCGTCCTACAGACATTTGTCGCGGATTGCGCGACGCGGTATCTCGGTAACATCCAGTGGATCGCCGATCTGCGAGCGGACGCAACGCGCAGGACGCGCATGCTGAACGCGCTGACTCTGATGGGGTGGGATGAATCCGACATCGTTGATGTGGCGACCGACCTACGTAATGCTGCGCTCGCGTTGCAGGCCGCGCCGATCAATACCTATGCGGAAATAATTGCGGCATGCGATGCGGTGATCGCGACAGTCGATGCGCCGGAGTCGCTATGGCCGGAGTGATCACACAGGAGGCCGATCTGCGAAACAATCGCGTCGTGTCGATGTGGGCGGAAGCGGGCATGCAGTTTCGCAGTAACCTGCTGCTCGCCCCAGGCGCGCGGATCCAACTGCACGCACACTCCTACGACCACGTTGCCTTCATCGAGCACGGGGTGTTCGATGTGAAAGAGATCCTACCTGATGGGGAGATGCGGGAGTACCGCGTGGCGAGTGCTGAGTTTGGCCTTGATCTGTCGCGTCGCGTGAGCATCCCAGCGATGCACAAGCACGCATTCGTGTTGCTAGAGCGCACAGGTGAGCGCCCCGGCGAAGTGTTGTGTGTTTGGCCGGAAGCGTGAGATGGCGCTGCCGCAGGGAATAAATTTTCGGGCTACGGTGGGCTATGTAACCGATGGCGCGAACGATGAATTTCAGGACGTTGTTATCAATCCTGGGGATTATCCGCGCACTTCGGCGCAAGGTAATAACGTCGGCTACGAGACAATTGCGTACAACGAAATAGACAAGCGAAATCGGAATTCCGGGAATGACCCAAGACTGGCGGGTATGCACTTTTCTAGTACCGCCCCGATGGATTCGGGCGCGCGGTACAGGATCGACCTACCGAGCACTGGTGATTATGTCATCC